AAATATCCTTCTGTTCCATATATTGTTGATCTTCCGCAACATGATAGAAACCTTCGCGAGAAACTTGGTATACCGTCAGGCGCAACTGTTTTTGGTGGATATGGTGGCAGAGACAGGTTCAGTATAGGATACGCACGTCAAGCGGTTTATAACGTAGCTGTAAGGTATCCAAATATTTACTTTCTCTTTGCAAACTTTGACCAATTCTGCCCAAAATTGCCCAACATCATTCATCTGAATACGATATACGGCAAGGAAAACAAAGTGGAGTTCATCAATACATGTGACGCGATGATGTGGGCAAGGGCAGATGGTGAAACATTTGGTCTCGCGATTGCCGAGTTTTCGACAAAGAACAAACCTGTATTTGCCACAAAGACGGGAGTTGATGATGCCCACGTGGAACTCTTGGGCAAAAAGGCCATCTGGTATAATCCACACAACATTGAAACACTTTTGATTTCATTTGATAAGATCAAGGACAAAATCAAAAATGACGACTGGAATGCCTACAGAGACTATGAACCCGAAAAGGTCATGAAGATTTTTGATGAGGTGTTTTTAAATTAAAGAAATTGTGCATTCATTGATAAAGAATGTCTGAATTGCCGATCAGTGATCAGTTCAAGGAGGCGATTGCCGAACTCGAAGGGATCAAGACTCAACTTAATGAGGCACAAAAAGCAATCAAGGTGCTCAAGGAACGCGAAACCAGTTTGAAGACATTCATCGGTGGATACATGAAGGCTCAGAAGATTGATGATGTCCAGACACGTGGCGGCACCAAGGTCACCCAGAAGACGTCAGTCAAGAAGCCCGCAATTACTAAGAAAATCCTAATGGATGAACTACCAAATTATATTGATGGAGGTCAGGAACGCCTCAACCAGATCATCAAGGAGATTGAGGATAAGTTAGAGCCCAAGGAGACATCAAGCCTTCAACTCAAGTTAAAGAAGAAATCTGAAGAGTAAGTAGTAACCAAAGATGGTGGGATCTAATCTTCTTGACTACACTCCAATTGCTTCCGAGCCTCAGGTGATTGAGGATTATGACAATGAGGAAGAGGAAGGATTTGTGGATCCAAATGAATATGATTATGAAGATTGGATAGCCTACTACAGTGACGAGTTGTGGAATAACTGGGAGTTATACAGAGAACAATGTTATGATAATATGCTTCCAGTGACACTCACGTTTTCCGAGTTTTGTAAAAATGAATACTATTATTAGTTTTAAATGTTGGCAATCAATAGATATGGTTCGACTGCCAGATGTCACAAGTACAAAGGTCATCATTCCAAGCGTGCTATTCGCTCTCCTTTCACCCGCAGTCACGGGTATGGAAAGTTTCGTAGACCGTTTGGGAATGACCTCTGTATTTGGGATTCTTTATATAATTATAACCAAGGGTATCGCAAAGTACGTCATACGTGCTTCAGAAGTGTATCTTGCATGTGCGATGTACCTAGTTCTGAGCAGCATGACCAAGACACAAGACCAAATCGTTCAATATACTTTCCTATATTGGATTTTATTCGCGATTATTCGTTCACAAAGTCCTCTCGAGTTCTAAAAAGGAACATGAAGTACCTTGTGGTGGGTCCAGGAGCCATGGGATTTTATGCGATCCTAGGTGCCGTATATGCTTTGCAGATCAATGGGAAACTTGATTCACTTGAAGCCGTAGCTGGTTCTTCGGCTGGATCCATCGTGGCATTTGGAGTTCTCGTGGCCAAGTGGGACTGTTTCAAGTTATTCAAACTTATTCACGACATTGATGTTCAGTCCATGATGAAATTGAATCTAAAATCATTCCTCAATGATTACGGTATGGTTCCAGCAGAGCGGTGGAGAACACTGTTTTCAAAATTGTGTATGGAATTAGCCGGGAAGGAAGATTTTACATTCAAGGAACTCAAGGAATGGTCTGGGATGGATTTTTACGTTTCGGCCTATAACCTAAATCTCCAGAAAAGTTGTTACTTCTCCCACCATACACATCCAGATATGTCAGTGTCCTATGCCGTTTCCATGAGCATAGGAATTCCATTCTTATTTGAATCGGTGGTCTACCAGGATCATAGATACATAGATCTTGCAGCATTCGAGACAAGTCCTATCACACCTTTTATGGACAAGAACACCAAGGAACTTCTTGCAATCGAACTTGGACCAAATGAACCCACCGAAAATACGACGAAAATCAAGTCATTCGTCGATTTCATTCAACACTTTATTACTTCAATTATGAGGAATAGAGTGGTGTATGAAAAACCTACAATATTTATTAATCTAAAGGAAGGTGAAGCATTCAATTTTTCAATGGACAACGATACCAAAAAACGTTTGTTCTATCATGGATTTCATACAGCCAAAGAATATATTACCTCAGAATATTTATGATGTCCTTGAGAACAAGAGCACCAACGCCAATCATGAAGAGAACGACCATGTATCCCAACTCAGAATCCATCACGCCATCAACCTCATAGAACTGAACGTCCTCAGATTGGGGAGGGGGCGAAGGTGGAAGAGGTGTTGATTTTTTCACCATAACGGGTTCGTCATCAATGGGAGAATAGCCCACCATTATTTAGTATGACCTGGGAAATTATTTACAATTCCAACGTCGTCTTTCCCTTCTTGCCACGCTTCTTCTTCGGTGCAGAAACTTCGACCTCCTTGACCGAACCGTTCACGCTGACAATGTCAGAAAGATCATCCTCGATGTTTCCATCACTCACAGAAGCCACTGGGGCTCTGTTTTCTTCAACGTCGCGAGTCGCAGTTGACTGAGGTTTCATAAACGTTGACATCAGCGATGAAAGATCCATCGTCGGTCCTTGAACTTCCCTTCGAGAGATGGGCGGTGCAGGCCGAGGATCGAGATTCCTTTCCTGGGAGTTTTTGGCAGTGTTTGCCACGGCAGACATCATGCTGTTGATGAGATCTGGGTTCTGCCTGATGACGTCATTCATCTGAGGCATTGCTGACTTAAACATCGAGTGGGTCAGATGGAACATCGTAGCGGAACCGCCAAGCATCATCAACAGCTTAAGCTCGGGTGCCATCTTGGCCTTTCCGCGGTACTTGATGTAAAGTTCCTCGAAGACATCATCATAGTCGTCAATCCCGTCCATTACCGACTCAGACCAACCTTCCAAGTGGATATCCAGGGGATTGTAGCGCTTGTTCAAAAACTCAATTCCGGTCACGCAGGCGATGAGCATGCGCCTTTGCATCTTGACTGACTGATCCACCTCAATAGAGTAAGACATCCTCTTGACCTCTGCACGGATATCATGAATCGATGAATGAATGTTGAATCTTTCCGCTGTACGAATTCCCTTTCGCTCCAGGCGAGTAATCTTGTTCAGAAGGTCGGCCTTCTCATCATCAATCGACTTGTATCCAGGAGAAGGCGCATCATCCTCGTAGCCTCCCTCGAGATTGACTCCGCCACCATAGTCATCCCCGAACCCTTCGCCATGATCCTCAGGCTCTTCGGGTGGGGGAGCAGGACGTGCCGAAGGCGTTTGCTTCCCTTGATTGGCAAAGGCCATGAACGAAGCTGTGGGAGCATTGATTGGTCGATCGTTCATACTCGGGTTGTTCGTACGCTTGCGCTTGGTGGCATCCAGGACGACGCCGTTGAAAAGATCCTGCTCATCGGCATCCAGGTCGACCATCATCTCATCATTGTTGTCGAGTTCAATTTCAAAATCACTCATTATACTTAATGACAGTATATAAACTTATGGTCATCTCTTTAACGCAGAAAAATAATCACTGTACTTTAGTAAAGAAATATGATCAGCAGTCGGATTGCTCTCGTGCTCGTGTTGGCCATCGTGGTGCTCATGTATGTCAAGTGCTTTATGGGCATGAAGAAGAGTGGATACAAGTTGTCCCCAGAGCCAGTGGATGTTTCACCCCTGATCGACGGCGACGCTGTCACCAAGTTGCCTTATTCGCTCGAGTGCGTACCCGGCCCAGGCAAGGATGCCGCCTACTACACCAAAGACCTCACTCCAGGTGGGTTCTGCGGTGATCAGGCCCTTGTCCGTGATGCCATGTCCTACAAGATCCTCGGAGGTGTCGGTGGATCTCTCCTTGAGAAGTAAATTAAAGAGAAGAAAACAAAGGTAAGTACGAAAAACAATGTCTACCGAGGATGTGATGAAGGAGCTTACCGAGATGCGCAAGGAGATCAAGAGTCTCACCAAGTTGGTCCGCAAGATTGCCAAGGTTCAGGACGATCCCGATGGGTCCAAGGCCAAGGAG